AGATGGCAATAATTAGTCCAGTAGGATTAGTGGGCGCACGCTCACCAATTTTAATAACTTGGGATGGAACAGGGTTATCACCTAGCGACATAAGATATTTTAATTTAGAAATCTATGCTTGGGGTGGTGAGGAAAGTGCCAAGCCAGCGACTCCTATTTACACTATTGACAGGCAGTCAGGTTTTGTAGATGTATATCCCACAGCTGATATAGCGCCTTTATTGGAAGCTGAGTTTAACAACCGCATAAGCAAGCTATCGCAGGAGAACATAGTAGATAACGCACCAGATGCGCAGCTATGGGTGCAGGTTGATTATGATATTGAGTATCTTTCTGCTCCTTTTGTTGTGCATGATACAGGCAGCACAGATGTGTTTATAGCAACCTATGGCTATGGTAAGTTTACAGAGGGTGCTAACAAAAACATACAGCGACCAATACTACAGCAGTATGAGAGGTATGCTACAGATGTTGATGCGTTTATGATGCCTATTTATTTAGGCTTGCATGGTGAGGGCTTAGATATTATTTACGGCTATCGTGATAGGGTGCTAGCTGATGGTGGTACCATTGAGGCACTTAGCTGCTGTAACTTTGGCTTAGATGCTGTAAAGGTGCTTAATGATGATGGCACTTTTTATGAGTACCAAGTAACAGAGGCTGATGTATATGGTACTAAAGTAGAGGAGCGAGTTATGTTGTTTCCTGCAGGCCCAGCCAACCTGACTAACTTTAAAAATGCTCAGGGCTATGGCGGCACAGCGCCTTATCGCACTAACTACTATGATATACAGCTGCTAGATGTAAATGATACTATCATTGAGTCTATGCGTGTGTACAATACCTGCGAGGCTAAGTATGAGCCGATTAGTTTATACTTTGTTAACCGCTATGGTGCTTGGGATAATGTAACCTTCTTTAAGCGTAGTGAAACTAACTTAAATGTAAGCAAGGATACTTACCGCAGTACAATAGGCTCCGCAGGCGCTAGCGGTTACACATGGGGCAACCAAGCACGAGGCGTTAGAAGCTACAACCATAAAGCACAGCATAGGTTAACGCTAAATACAGGCTTTGTAAATGAAAGCTATAGCGAGGTTATGGAGCAGCTGTTGATGAGCGAGTATGTATTAGCTGTAATAGAGCGCACGACTTCTATAAGCGGTACCACATTTGATATAGCACAAAGCCAGCGTGCTGTAAATATACTTACAGATACATTGACACTGCAAAAGCACATCAACGACAAAACGATTAACTACACGCTAGAGGTTGAGTTCGCAACACCTGAGAACGCAATGTTATGATAGAGATATACATTGGCTCCAGTAGGCTAGATACCTACAAAGATGAGGACATTAACATTACGCTTAACATCCAGAACATTAAGGATATTAGTAAGCTGTTTGTTGATTTTACACAGAACTTTAGTGTACCTGCAAGTGCTGCTAACAATGCAGCCTTTAAGCATTATTACAACGCTGATGTTAGTGGCGGCTTTCAAGCCAGCCTAAGGCAAGATGCTACCTTGTTTGTAGATAAGGAGTTGTTTAGAGAGGGCACCATAGAGATGCTAGGTGTAAACTTAGAGCAGGGTAAAGCCAGCAGCTATGAGGTAGTGTTTTTTAGCGCAGGTGTAAACCTTAAGGACTTGTTTGGGGAGGATGAGTTAACTAGCCTTGATTTATCAGCATATGACCACTCCTATGAGGGTGGTGTAATTAGAGGTGCAATGGAAGGCACAGCGCCCCTTAATTCTGGTAACATTATATATCCCCTTATCTCACCTGTTTCCGATTGGTTCTATGATAGTGCCTCTGCAGCACACGATGACAATGATATAGCCTACCACACTAGCAACGACACACACGGGCTTAACTACTATGAGTTAAAGCCTGCAATTAAGCTAGCACGCATTATAGATGCTATTGAGGCTAAGTATAACATCACATTTACAAGCACCTTTTTTAGCAGCAGCAAGTTTACTGACTTATTTATGTGGTGCCACCGCAGAGAGGGGTATATGTTTAAAGGGCAGCAGAATGGTTTTACAGCCCAGAAGATAAACTTTACCTCAGCGACAGGCTTGTTTGATGCTAGCACAGATTTGTATACTAATAACAACCTAATAACATCACTGATATGGAAGTATAGCATTACATCCACAAATGACTATCAAGTGCATTGGTACATCAATGGCGAGTATATAATGAGCCGCCAGCATTCAGGAAGTGTTACAAACCAAGAGGTCTATCTAAACGCATGGCTCAAAGGTGGCGATAAGATACAAATGCGGTTTTCACCGCCTATAGATTGGGGTGGAGAGACCATAACTATTACGGCTAGCAATATATCAGGTAGACCCTCAGCAGCAGCACTAGATGTATTCACGGCATCCACCACCACATCTCAATCTTTTACTACAGATGTAATAGTTGCTGACCAAATGCCTGAGCAGAAGGTGTATGATTTTATTACTGGACTTGTAAAGATGTTTAACCTAGTAATTGAGCCTACAAGCCTTACTAAGTTTATTGTTGAGCCGCTTGATGATTGGTATGCCTTAGGCACCAATTATGATATTACGCAGTATACGGATACCAATACTATTAAAGTAAGTAAGCCTGACTTATACAGGCGCATATCATTTAACTATCAAGAAAGTGATACTTACGAGATGCGTAACCATAGGCTTACTAATGGTGGTGTAGGTTATGGTGATTTGCGTGCTGATTTTACTTTTGATGGGGGTGAGTTAAGCAGCGCAGCAACATTTGAGATAATGCGCTACCAGAAGCTAGATGACCCTAGCAATGGTATTGTTAATTTTCTAGTAGGTAAAAGCATAGATACAGAGGGCAAACCTTACATAGGTGCCCCAGTTATATTTTACGCAGCTACAACGCTAAATATAAGTGCCTACCCTATTGGCTTTGTAGATGAGACAGGCAGAACCACTACACCTACTAATCAGGTGTATCTATGTGCCAATATAAATGCACGGACACCCGATGCAGTAACACAGATGCTAACCTATGGACTTGAAGTTGACCCATTCCACGAACAAAGTTTCGTGCAGACCTTATACAATGAATTCTGGCAAGATTATATCACAGATTTGTACTCAACTAGCCGTAGGGTATACAACCTTAAAGCAAGGTTCCCAGCAAAAGTGCTAGCAGCACTACGCATGAATGATAAGCTAGATATTGCAGGGCGTAGGTATGTTATCAATCAAGTTAAAGTCAACCTTACTACTAAGGAGGCAACACTTGAGCTTTTAAACGATGTGTGATGGACTTGGGTTTTATAATTAACACACTGCCTAAGGCAGAGGGAACCTCACCAGAGGTAAGGATAGCAAAAGGCGAGTATAAGGTGATTACCAACTGGAAAGAGGCAAAGGAGCAGATACTATGGCAGTTAAAAAAGAAATAAAAATAAATGTAAACACCAAAGAGGCTGAAAAGAATGTAGACAATCTTGAAGGCTCTATTGATGGTGTTGCAGGCCGCATTGATAAGATGACAGGCGGCATGGTATCAGGCTTTAAGAATGGCGTAAAAGGCATAAAGCAGGGTATTGCTGCTATGAAGTCTTTAAAGGTTGCTGTAGCAGCCACTGGTATTGGCTTACTACTTATAGCTATTACAGCGCTCACCTCTTACTTTACAAAAACCCAAAGGGGTGCAGATAAATTGAGCCAAGCCTTTAAAGGCATTGGTGCTGTTGTAGATGTTCTGGTAGATAGAATATCAACCTTTGGAGAGGGCTTGTTTAAGATACTTAGTGGGGACTTTAGCGAGGGCCTAGATATACTTAAGGGAAGCTTTAGTGGTATTGTTGATGAGATGAAGAATGAGGCTCAGGCAGCAATTGATTTAGAGAAGGCACAGCAGGCTTTAGAGGATAGGCAAATTGCACTTATTAAAGTAAACGCACAACGCAGGTCTAGTATTGAGGAATTACGCTTAGTAGCTGAGGATGAGAATAAGACTAATGAACAGCGTGCCGATGCTTTACGCAAGGCAGCAAAGCTACAGAATGAAATAGCAGATGATGAGATAGCTATTGCAAAGGAGCGTGCAAGGATAATTAGGGAGCGTGTAGCACTAGGTGAATCCTCAAGGGATGATATAGCTGCCCAAGCAGAGGCAGAGGCTGAGGTTATACGCCTAGAGGGTGAGCGTAATAGAAGGCTGCGTAGTTTACAGACTAGGTTAAATGCCTTTACTGAGGGCACGGCAGAGAATACAGATGCTACAGATGCCAATGCTGAGGCCCAGAAAAAGCTAAATGCTGAGATAGCTAAGAGAGATGAGATACTGCTTCAGGAAGCAATAAAGTATCAGGAAACGCTATCTGCACAATATGATAAAATACTGGAGGCGCAGAATAGCGCTCAGGTAAATGAGTTAAATGCTGTTGAGGATAAGTACAGCGAGCTTATAGCTAATGCGGAGCAGTATGGTTTTGATGAGGTGGAGTTAATACGCCTTAAAAACGAGGAGATAGCTAAGGTTAACAATAAGTACAATGATGCAGATGTTAAGGCCACTAAGGAGAAAGAGGCTGCAAAGCAAGCAGCACAGATAGCTACTGCCACAGCAGTTGCAGGTACTTTAGGCTCATTGAGTAAATTAGCAGGCGAGCAGACACAGGCTGGAAAGGCACTAAGTGCAGCAGAGGCAATTATAAACACCTACACAGGGGCTACTAAAGCCCTAGCACAAGGTGGTATAGCAGGGCCAATAGCCGCAGCAGGTGTAATAGCAACAGGTTTAGCTAGTGTGCGTGCTATTTACGCAACAGAGGTACCAAACACTGCAACAGGTGGGGCTAATATAGGAGGCCGTAATGTAGGTGCCTCTAGTGGCGCACCAGCAGTAAGCTTACCAACGCCTACAACGCCTAGAATTGGCTTTGACAGCAATGGTGCTAACTTAGGCAACCAGATAGCTGAAAGCATCGCTAGAACGCCTGTTAAGGCATATGTTGTAAGCCAAGAGGTACAGAGCGCAGCACAGATGGATAGAAAGATTAGAGAAACAGCAACAATAGGATAATATGAAGTTTTTTGAGTTAGTATTAGATGAGGAAAAGCTATTGCATGGTGTAGATGCTATAAGCATTGTTGAGCACCCTGCTATAGAGGAGGACTTCATTACATTAAGCAAGGACTATAAGTTTGAGTTTAAAGAGGTGGATAATGAGAAGCGCATTTTAATGGGCGCTGCTATGATACCTGAAAAGCCAATTTACCGCAGGGATGGCGAGGAGGAATACTATGTATTCTTTACCAAAGAAACTATCCAGCGTGCAGCTGAGTTGTACCTGACAAATGGCAAGCAAGGTAACGCCACCTTAGAGCACCAAGCAAAGCTTACTGGACTTACATTAGTGGAGAGCTGGATAATTGAGGACAGCCAAAAGGATAAGTCAGCAGCATACGGCTTAGAGTACCCAGTAGGTACTTGGATGGTCAGTATGAAGGTTAATAACGATGATGTTTGGGAGGAGTATGTCAAAGAAGGTAAAGTCAAAGGCTTCAGCATTGAAGGCTGGTTTATGCAAAGAGAGTCAATTGATGCCTCAAGCATTAACACTGAGTTATCAGCAATTGAACGAGAGGAAGGAGAACACCTCTTGGCGCTTTATCTATTGGGAATAACCAAAGCCAGTATTAAGAATGACAAACGCTATGCTTCTGGTAAGAAGCTTGAACTTGAATCATACAGAGACTACCCTGATTCAGTTTCTAACAATGCAAAGAAGGGCATTGCCCTTAACGAGAAGCAAGGCAACAAGTGTGCTACTCAAGTGGGTAAGGTTAGGGCACAGCAATTAGCACAGAAGGAACCGCTGTCAATTGCAACGATAAAAAGGATGCATAGTTACCTGAGTAGAGCACAGGAGTACTATGATGATGGGGATACCACATCTTGTGGATACATAAGCTATATGCTATGGGGCGGCCTAAGCGCTAAACGCTGGGCCGAGAGTAAATTGAAAGAGTTAGGGGAATTGTGAAAATGACCCAAATTGTTTATAAATAGTTGTTTAATTAGAAAAGTTCAAAACAAATGAATTTACAAGAAGTGTTCAAGAAAATTGAGATGGCCCTTACGCCTAGCCAAGATGCTGCCCCTGAGGTGCAGGAGGAAGTTAAGGTTGAGTTTGCTATGATGCGCCTTGCTGATGGTACTATGCTAGAGGCTGAGGAGTTTGTAGCAGGTGAAAGTGTATTCCTAGTAGGGGAAGATGAGGAGCGTGTTGCTGCACCTGTAGGTGAGCATACTCTAGAGGATGGCCGTGTATTGGTTATTGAGGAGGAAGGCGTAATTGCTGCTATCAACGAAGCTGCTGAGGTGGCTGAGGAAGAAGCCCCAGAGGTAGAGGTAGAGCAAGCTGAGGAGATGGCGTATGTAACCAAAGAGGAATTTGGTGCTGCTATTGATGAGTTAAAGGAAATGATAGCAGGTATGATGCCACAGGAGGAAATGGCTGCTGAGGAAGTTACTGAGGAAGTAGTTGAGGAAAAGGTAGAGATGGCAGCTGATGAGGCTCCTGCTGCTAAGAAAGTCGCTGCTGCCCCAGTAGAGAAAACGCCAGAGATGCACAAGTTTGCTAATAAAGGCAGACAAGATGCTTTGGCTCGTGTTTTAAGTAAATTATCATAAATTAAATAAAGAAGAAAAAATGGCTACAACCACTTCAATTACTACCACATATGCTGGTGAATTTGCAGGGAAATACATTTCTGCTGCATTATTGAGTGCCGACACTATTGAAGGTGGCGGTATTACTATCAAACCAAATGTGAAGTACAAAGAGGTAATGAAAACTCTTTCTACTGATGCTATTGTAAAGGATGCTACTTGCGACTTTAGCGATACATCTACAATCACATTGGCTGAGAAAATTCTTCAGCCTGAGGAATTTCAAGTGAACCTTGAATTGTGTAAGTCTGACTTTGCAAGCGACTGGGAAGCAATCTCAATGGGCTACTCTGCATTTGATGAGTTACCAAGTAACTTTGCTGATTTCTTGATTGGTCATGTTGCTGCTAAGGTTGCACAGAAAACTGAGCAAACTATCTGGACAGGTGCTACTGCTAACGCAGGTGAGTTCAATGGCTTTGGTGCTTTATTGGCTGCTGATGGCGATGTAGTAGATGTTACAGGTACTTCTGTTACTGCTGCTAATGTTATCACTGAGATGGGTAAAGTAGTTGATGCTATCCCAACTTCAGTATACGGAAAAGAGGACTTATACATCTATGTTGCAAGCAATGTTGCTCGTGCTTATGTTCGTGCTCTTGGTGGATTTGGTGCTTCAGGTCTAGGTGCTAATGGTGTTCGTAACGAGGGTACTACTTGGTTCAACAACCAAGACCTAGCGTTTGATGGCGTTAAAATCTTTGTTGCTTCAGGTATGGCTGACAACACTATGGTAGCTGCTCAAAAATCTAACTTGTTCTTTGGTACAGGTTTGTTAGCTGACTCTAATGAAGTCAAAATTTTGGACATGGCTGACCTTGATGGAAGCAAGAATGTTCGTGTAGTTATGCGCTACACTGCAGGTGTGCAGATTGGTATCGGTGCTGACATCGTTTACTACGCATAAGAAGTAGATTGATTAACTTAAAGGGGCAGGTAGGCTAGTGCTTGTCTGCCCTTTTTTTATACTTATAGAATATGGCTTGTGCTTTAACAAAAGGAAGAACAGAACCCTGTAAGGATGTAGTTGGTGGTATCACCGCTGTATACTTTGCAGACTTTGACTCGCTAGGTGCTATCACCTACGATGGAACAGATACGGATGTGATTGATACCATTGGCGGAACGCCTAGTTGGTTCAAGTTTGAAGTAAAAGGAAACTCTAGCTTTGAGCAGGCAATTAACAGCAGTCGTGAGAATGGAACAACATTCGTTGAGCAGACACTTAACTTGACTTTCAAGAAAATGTCTAAGCAAACACACCAAGAGGTGAAGTTGCTTGCTTATGCTCGCCCACATGTAGTGGTAGAGGATAACAACGGAAATAAGTTTATGATGGGCCTAGAGTACGGCTCAGAGGTAACAGGTGGTACTATCGTTACTGGAGCAGCTATGGGAGACCTTTCAGGTTACACCCTAACCTTTACTGCTCAGGAGAAAATACCAGCAAACTTTGTTGATGCTACGATTACTGCAGATGCTAGTAATATCAGCGATATCTAAACAATAGTTTAGCCCTTAATTAAGAAAGCCCCTCCATAACTGGAAGGGCTTTTCTTTTTTGCAGGAGTTTCACCTGCGAGAGCAATGAAGTGCAAATATAACCATTGTTATTGAAATGGGTTTTATAATTATATGATAATTGTAGAAGAAAATACAACGGCAACTATTAAGATGTTTTTAAGGGACTTTACTACAGAGTCTTTTGAACTACAAGTTGTATCGGAGGATGAGCGCAAGACCGCATATGATGCGGCTGTCAGTGGAACCTATGATGATTTCAGGAAGGTATTGACTTTCTCGTATGATGTGAGTAACTTGTCGGCTGAAAGCTTTTATGTGGTAAAGCTTTGGGAAGCAGGTAAGGTTAAGTTACTATCTCAGGATAAAATGTATATTATGCCAGCAGGTGCAGTAGTAGGCACATACCAACCTAAGCTAACTACTACAGACCGCACAATGGATAATGAATTTATAGTATATGGCGAATAATTTTAAGTTTGTGCAGCTGTCAAGCTACACATCACCAGTAGTAAGTGAGAATGCTCGCAAAGGCTGGGTAGAGTATGGTGAGGACAATGATTACTTTAATTATTTGATAAGCCGTTACAATGGTAGCCCAACCAATAACGCTGTTATTTCTGGTGTTATTGATATGGTGTTTGGAAAGGGCATTGATGCTACAGATAGCGCTAAAAACCCTCAAGGGTATTTACAGCTTAAGAAGCTTATTAAGGATAGCGAGTTAAAGAAGGTAATCAACGATTACTACATGCTGGGCAATGGTGCTTTCCAAGTTATTTATAACAAGGATAAAAGCAAGATTGTTGAGGTATACCATATGCCTGTAGAGACTTTGCGTGCTGAGAAGTGCAACGCAGAGGGAGAGGTAGAGGCTTATTATTATGCTTATGATTGGAGTGAGGTACGCAGTAAGAAAGGTGTTGAACGCATCCCAGCCTTTGGCTTTGGTGCTCAAGGAGATAAAGTTGAGATACTTTACTTTAGACCATATCGCAGTGGTAGCTATTATTACAGCCCTGTTGATTATCAAGGTGCTTTGCCATATGCTGAGCTAGAGGGTGAGATAGCTAACTACCACATCAACAACATTAAGAACGGCCTAGCGCCTTCTATGATTGTGAACTTTAATAATGGCGTACCACCAGAGGAGGAGCGTGATATTATTGAATCACAGATAAAACAAAAGTGGTCAGGCAGCAGCAGTGCAGGTAAGTTTATATTGGCCTTCAACGATAGCAGCGATAGCGCAGCTAGCATTGAGCCAGTCCAGTTAAGCGAGGCATCAGCACAATATGAATTCCTGAGCCGTGAGAGCCAGCAAAAGGTATTGGTAGGCCACCGCATTACCAGCCCTATGTTATTTGGTGTTAAAGACCAAACAGGGTTAGGTAATAATGCTGATGAGATTAAAACGGCATTTACCTTGTTTGATAATAGCGTTATCCGCCCTAAGCAGGAGCAGGTGATTGATGCAATTGATAAGATACTAGGCTTTAACAATGTATCCTTAAACCTATACTTCAAAACACTAACCCCTATTGAATTTACGGATACAGAGGATGTTACAGATGCTGAGGTAATTGAGGAGGAAACTGGGGTTAAGATGTCCAGTGAAATGCCTGAGGGATATGATAGTATTGCTGATGACCTTATTGCACTTGGCGAGGATGAGAACCTTGAGGAGTGGGAGCTTGTTGATGAGCGTGATGTTGATTATGAGCAGGAGGAAGCGTTAGATAAAATGATGGGCTTTGCCTCAACTGGCACTGCACGCCCTAATGCTAAGAGTGAGCAGGATGGGGAGAATGTAGAGGGTACTAAATTCTTAGTGCGTTACAAGTATTCAGGAAGCAATAACCCACAGCGTGAGTTTTGCAGTAAGATGATGGGTGCAGGTAAGCTTTACCGCAAGGAGGATATTATCCGTATGGATAACCAAGCAGTAAATCAAGGCTTCGGCCCTTCAGGTGCCGATACCTACTCAATATGGCTTTATAAGGGTGGTGCTAGATGTAAGCATAAGTGGATACGCAGAACCTACATGAGTAAGGGTGGTGTTAAGCCAGATGTTACCTCACCTAATGCACAAACCATTAGCACTACAAAGGCTAGGGGCAAAGGTTTTAGACCAGAGGCTAACGACCCTAAGGTTGCTGTTACGCCTAGCAATATGAAGAACAAAGGATTTATTAACCCTCCTTCCAGTAAGGATATTCAAAGCGGTATATAATGGCACAAGTATTATTCGTTAGCCCTGCTGATGTAATCAAGCGCACAGGCATTAACGGCAATGTTGATAGAGACCAAATGGTTCAATTTATTAAAATTGCACAGGACATACACATACAAAATATACTAGGAACAAAGCTGTTTAATAAGATATCAGCAGATATTGAATCTGCTAGTCTTTCTGGTAATTACCTTAGCCTTTTTACTGGTTATATTCAGGATATGGTGGTACACTATGCTGCGATAGAGATATTGCCTTACATACACTTTAAAGTGGCAAATGGAGGCATTTATACTAAGGGTGCTGAGAATGGCACCAGCGTTACTAAGGAGGATTTAGATTACCTTGTGCAGAAAGAGCGTGATATTGCGGAGCATTATTCCAGAAGGTTTGTAGACCACATGGCATTCTACAATAGTTTGTACCCTGAGTACAACACCAGTAGTAATGATGATATGTACCCTAGCAAGAATCAAAACTTTAACGGATGGGTTTTATAGTAAAGCAGACTTATAAGCCTAAGATGGAAAACATCCAAAAGTTAAAGAAGTACCTCATGAAAAAGAATAAGAAAAATGGGTGAGAAAGGATACGGGTCAATATATGGCTCAACTTGGTGGGGTAGCGGAGATGCTTTCACCAATACAATCGGATGGGGTAGTGCTATGTTCTATATCCTTGACCCTGCTCAATTCCAGAATAGAGCGTTGGAGGATGGTGCTACGATGGAGGCTTTTGAATGTGTAAGTAAATCATTGAGAAGATTCCCTCAAGCGGATAGAGGCAGACAATTAATGGATGCTTATGATGTTAGGGTAGTTGCCGCAGGAGGTGATACGGAAGCGAGAACCTGTACAATAAATGAATTAAACGAATTGATATGAGTCTATATAAGGATGCATCATTAGTAATGATACCGAGTGCTTACAAGGATGGTAAGTTGTATAGCATACGCCCTACTGATGGTAGTGGTGATTTTACATTTAGTAGGGGTTCAAATCTTGCTGCTACAAGGGTAGATGTTAATGGTCTTATTGAGAAGGGTAGAGAGAATCTCTTGC